GAAAATTTATAGTTCCTCCATTTCCACCACCACCTACAACAGTTACTTTGATTGCTTTTAAACCAGCCGCTTTAGTCCATGTTCCTGAAGAGGTATATACATTTAATACAGGAACGCCAGTAGCACCAACAGTATAAACAGCAGAAGGTAAAGTACCAGTGGAGATATCGCTAGCTGAACCAGATGTTGCTACTGCTGCTAAACCACTTACGTTTGCTGATGGTATATTACCAGAAACGCTTACTGCTTGCCCTAGTGTTGAAAGATTTCTTGATAGAGTCATTTAATTTGTCCTTTTAATACTTCAACTTCCAATTTTAATTCTTTGATGGCTTCAATCAGTAACGGAATCATTTTTTCATATTGTACCGTTAAGTACTTATCATCAATTGGTGCAGATACCACAACTTCAGGTAATACCTTTTGTACTTCTTGTGCAGAAACACCAACCTGTTTTGATAATGTGTAACCTAAATCTAATGCTAATTGATTTGGTTCATAATAGAAACCATTCAATCTCATTACTTTATTCACAGCATTATCAATATTACCAAGTTTTGTTTTTAGTCTGTCATCTGAGTAACCTGCGCTGATTGCACCTGTTGCACGAATCTCACCTGATACAGAAGAAGCCGCAGTGCCAACACCGATAGAAAAGAATTGTGAGTTTGCTGTTGAAAAATTCAAACTAATTGGATTGGTCCATGTTGGTTGACCTGCACCGGCACTTGTTAATAGGTAACCTGATGTACCAACTACGGTGTTACTGGTTGTATTGGCTGCTGACTGATATAGAACCACACCAGCTGAACCACCTTGGCCACCAGCATATGATGGTGATACATTGTTAACCAATGTTACAGTGTAAGCAAATGATTCTACAATATCACCAACTGATGCAGCTGCGCCTAATGTAAAACTTGTGCCATTTGATGCAGTCAAATCTGCGGCATTTAATAAAACACCATTTACATAAATTTGTAAGTATCCAACTGAGTAACCAGAAGTAACAGTGAAAATTGTTTGTCCTGCTGTTGCTGTGAATGATTGTCTATTGTATGTGGTTGCACCAATACCTGCTGAACCCCCTGTAATCAATGTGGTTGAAGCACCAGTAATTCTACCATAAGCATCTACAGTAATAATAGGAGTTGTTGTGCCAGAACCATATGATTGTGCTATAACACCAGATAAAGAAAGGCCAAGTTGAACAACACCAGTTGCTGCATTGGCCACCAACTGGCCTGTGTTTGCATAAATGGATGTATTTGTTATATTCAGATTAGCTGCGGCCGTAATTCTACCTTTAGTATCTATTGTAATAACTGGAACTTGGTGTGTTGCAGTATTAGCAGTACCACCATAAGAAGCGCCACCAAGACCAGATATAGTATCTAAATTGGTAGAAGTAATTGCTATTGTTGTATTGACAGCTTCAATAATCCTGCCTTGTGCATCAGCAGTAAATGCACCAACCCTGTCAACCCCACCATATCTACCAGCCGTTATTGCTGTGTTTGCTAATACTGACGGTGTAACTTTTGTTGTCATTTAATTTGTCCTTTTAATACTTCAACTTCCAATTTTAATTCTTTGATGGCTGCAAAAGCCAAAGCACAAAGTTTTTCATAGTCAACTGCTAATGAACCATCAATTCTTGTTCTTGTTGCGAGTGGGAACACTGATTTTACATCTTGAGCAATTACACCAAAGTCGGCCTTTTGTACAAAATAACCATCTTCACCGCCATGTTCCTGTATATATTCATCAGTCCAATCAAACAATTTACCACCAATTGCATCAACTTTATCAAGTGCATTTGGTATGTCTTGTATATTTTCTTTGAATTTTCTATCAGAAGAATAGTAAGCAGTGATGTTATTTGTTGCACGAATCTCACCTGATACAGAAGAAGCCGCAGTGCCAACACCGATAGAAAAGAATTGTGAGTTTGATGTTGTACTGCTGAGTGTTGTTGCAGCAGAAACTGTTAGTGTGGCTGGATTGGTCCATGTTGGTTGACCTGTACCGGCACTTGTTAACAAATAACCTGATGTACCAACAATAGTATTACCAGTTGTATTGGCTGCTGATTGATACAACACAGTACCACCAGAACCACCAGTAGTACCAGGTGAAAGATTGTTTGCTAGTGTAGTTGTGTAGGCAAAAGATTCAACTATATCACCGGCCCGCAAAGGTGATGTTATAACAATAGAACTATTACTTGCATTGGAAGTAAAATCATTTGCCGGCAACATTACACCATTCATGAATACTTGTAAATATCCAGTGACATGTGGAATACTTGAAATTAATGTTTGACCAGCTGTTCCTGTTGTGGTAACTCTGTTGTAAGTGGTTGAACCTGTACCAGCAGAACCACCAGTAATCAATGTAGATGAAACGCTAGTAATTCTACCTTTAGAATCTACAGTAATAATAGGAACAGTTGTACCAGAACCAAAGTTACCTGTATTGGTGCCTGTACTTGCAAGTGTGGTAGCATTACCAACTGAAGTTACATCACCCGTTAAGTTAGGAATTGTTGTTACTGTTGCAGCATTACCATTAATACTACCAACAATAGTTGAACTAAATGTTTTTATACCACCAATTGTTTGGGTACCAGAAGTATATACACCACTTGTTACTGTACCCGCATTACCGGATGTACTGATTGCATATGTTACACCAGAAACTGTTGGTAATTGATTTAAAACATTCTTAACATACTGTGTGGTTGCAAACGAAGTATTACTTGTGTTGGCATCATGTGATATACCGACCACATCACCAGTAAATACTGCACCAATCAATGCTGCTTTAGAAGATTCTAATGATTCAATTCCCAATTGAATTGTATTGCCTGTAATTGTACCAGTTGGTGTTAAAGGAACATTGTTTGCATAATATGGATTTATAATATAACCATCAACTTCAACTAATATAGAATCACCAGTTGATGGTGGTATATTAAATACAATTGTACTATTTGCTGAGTTTGCTGTATATTCGGAGGCGAACTGTCTTAAACCATTAATATATGCTCTTAATTGGTTGGTCTGAGTAAATGTCGGTGAAGTATATTTTGTAACAATATTGTCACCAGAATAAGACAAGCTTGTTGAATTGATTGTAGTTCCTGGTTGCACAGAACCACCACCACCACCACCCGCCGCCCAATAATATGAACCTGCGCCGCCAGTTGTCAGTACTTGCCCTGATGTACCTGTACCGGCCGATTCTGCAATCAAAAATTCAAATGCGGATTTTCCTGATGTTTTGCTAGTACCACCTGAAGAGGTTCCTAATGGAGTGGTTGATAATGTTGCTGTAGCAAAACTTGGTGTTGCAGTTGTTCTTAAATCCTGTGATGTACTAACTGCAAAAGTATTTGATCCAATTGGAACAAATATCACACCATTATTACTTGAGAATGTTAATGTATTAGAAGTATATGGTGAACCTGATGTACCAGTAAATATTGTTTTTGCGGCCAAAGCTGTTGCTAAGGCAGTGTTAGCCTGTACATAAGCTGCTGTACCAATAATTTCTGAATTGGCTCTATCGAAAGCCGCATTAGCTCTTAAGTAAGCTGATGTACCTATGATTTCCGAATTGGCTCTAGCGAATGCTGCTTGTGCAGTATTATTTAAAGTGTTTGCTAAAAAAGCATTTGCAATGTTTGTTGTGCTTGCATCGGATAAAACTGTTGCAAAATGTTCATCGGTGTGTACACGATAATAAGTACCTGTAGTTACATTGTTTATTTGCCAATTTTTTGGTATTTCAGTCCAACGAAAACTAGCTTCCGTTACACCTGGTCCACGGTCTACATTAAGAGCACTATTAATAGCCGAAGAAACATTTTGACTTAAAACAAATGTATTTGAAGTATATACTGTTTCACCAACTTGTGTAAAAGAACCACTTACTTGTACATTTGCAGCATAAATTGTATTGAAAAATGCTGTTGCTGAATTTCCATCTATTCTAGTATCAACTGTTAGAGTGGGTATACTTCCACTTGTGTTGGCTGTTAATATACCTGTATGAACTGTACCTGAATTGTTTAATGTTACTGATGAAACTAATGGACTAGTAATATTGGTATTAGCCGATAATTTATCTGTGTATACTGTACCTGAATTGTTTAATGTTACTGATGAAATTAGTGTATTAGATGTTAATATATTTGTTAAAACTTTATCGGAAGCATTAACAGTTACTGATGAAACTAATGTATTAGAAGTTAATATGTTAGTGTTAATGGTATCTGAATTGTTTAAAATTACCGATGATATCAACGGACTTATTATATTGGTGTTAGCTGATAGTATACCAGTATATACCGTATCCGAATTGCTAATTATTGATGATGATACTAATGGTGTCGCAACACTTGTATTTGATGATACTGTATCAGTATAAACACGGCCTGTATTGTTTATGGTTACAGAAGATGCTAATGTGTTTGCTCGTACTTGATTGGTGTAAACAACACCAGAATTGGTAACAGTAGTGGATGAAACTAATGGTGTTGTAACACTTGTGTTGGCTTGTACTTTATCTGTTACTGTGTTATATTTGATGGTCGTATTACCATTAACATGAGCATTGTTTGCAACAAAAATACCTATGTTTGGACCTTGTGCAACAATAAGTCCATTCATGTTTGCTTGACCGGTATGTGTCAAACCTAACACTGCATTGGTAAAATATACTTGTTTACCTACTGTTAAGTTATTATCAATAGTGGCTGATGAACCAAGACCTTGAACCAGTAATTGTTTTTGTGCAACAATATCACCACTAGATTGCAAAGCAACAAGACTGGATTCACTAAGAGTCAATGTACCTGAATCTTTTGTGTAGTTACCTTTGGCTAATGTATTATTTTCTCTAATCAACGCATCGGTTGCAACAACCCAATCACCAAAAGTATTGGCATAACTTATATTTGAAACTGTATTAGCCATTAATTAACCTTTTTCCAGTAGTTTAACCATCATACTTTTGATATCGGCCATATCTTGTTTGATAGTTTCTATTTCCGTTTTTACACTATTTATTTCTTCTTTTTGGATTTTCATCATGCGAAGTTTATTATAGTATTCATTTTTTGATTCATTATCGGTATTTATCAGAGCCATACTATTGGTATCCCTGATTAAACTAGTTCCAGTCACTTTAACTAACATATTATAGTCCTGTTCCTGCTGGTAAAGCTATTGCTCTAATGTCGGTTAAGATTGGTACACTTGTTTTATCACTTGATGCCATAACAACCTTGATTGCAAACTGTATGAAGTTAGTATATGTATTACCATTTGTACTTGTATATGAAACTGTATTGTTTGCTTGACCGCCGGTACCAGGAGCACATTCAAATTCAATATAGTTGTCTCTGTTCTTTGAATATGTAGTTTGTTTACCAAGTTGTGTCATCAATTGCCAATCTTGATCTTCAAATATTTCGGTATCTTGTGAATTCAAAATCTTATAATAGACATATACTTGTGTGGCCAATGGTTTGTATGCCGTATAGTACACTCTCAAGTCACCAGAATCGTTTCCTGGTGTCATAACAACTTTCTTAGTAATGTATCTGGCGTATGCATTACCACCTTTTGGAGTTGTTTCTCCTAGAACCACAACGGCTGCATTACTGTTACCTGAACGAGTAGCTGCATCAGAAATGGTAATTTTTGGTGTGGTTAAATAACCAGAACCTGGATATGTTACATACACAGATTGTACCACACCATTGCTTGTAGATACACTTAAAACCGGTGTGTCTGAGCCAACATCTGGAGAACTAATAGATGCTGTTACAGTATTTGAATTATAACCTGTACCACCATTTGTAATACTGATAATATTACTATCAATTCCCATATTGTTGATATAATTTTGTATAGAATACAATGTCACGCCATCATCAGAGATAACTGGACTTACATTCGTATCAGAAGAAGTCATCGTGGCAGTCAATATAAATGAATTACTTGAATTTGCCAACAAAATTCTTTCACCTTGTCCATCATCCAAGAATATATCTGTGTTCAATGGATTTGCATTTTTACCTGGTGTAACATCAACTGAACTTGTAAATGCCAAACCATTATTCAATAAAGAAGAATATTGATAAGTGATTCCTGTATATGATGGAATGAAATCGGTGGTTGTCAGATTCATAGCGTGCATAGTTTGATTTAGTTCAAAGTAGGCATTCAAATCAATGATACTATCTGGATCAATTGAATGTAACAAATCAGCTGAACCTAATTTTCTAATAGGCAATCTATATGGTGTAACAAAAGAAACTGTTGGAGAAGAAGTTGTGAATACACATTTATCAATAACAATCATCAAATTCTTTGTTAAGTCCGCAGTCCATGTAAGAGCATTTTGAGATTCAAACAAGGCACCAATGTATGGTAATTGTCCAATCTTTGACGCAACGGTTGGATTAACATCAGTAGGCAATTTTTTGGATGTGGAAACAATTGCATTTTGATTTTGTTGACCATAATACAATGTATAATCAGCTGATCCAGATTCAATAATTACAGCATACAAAACACCAGGCTGTATGTAGACAGGAGAATCAAATGTAAATGTTGTATATGTATTTGCATTTAGATAATGTGGTGTTGCTGAGATATTAACCTCATCTGGGAATTTAACAACTCTGGAATGTGGTAATGTTTTTCCGTTTGGATAACCATTATCAGTTCCAACCAATGCTATTTGTATTGGTGTTTGTGTTGTTGTTGGTTTTCCAGAAAAAAATAATTTAACAGAATTGATGAAGATACCATTTGGATAATTATCCTTTTGTACCATAAATGATTGTGCCAATGGATCACGATGTGGTTTGGATGTATCTAAAATATTGTATGCTGCTTGGTCAACAGGTGTGATAAGTTTACCGGCAGAATCTACAGTTGCAGCAAAAGTATTTTGATTTTGTAAACCAGATGCATGGAATGTTGCCTCAGCGAATGTTGTTGCTGTTGTTGGATCGGAATCAATTGTTCTATTATCTAAACGGAACACTCTTTCGCCAACATAGAAGTCTGAACCAGGACAATTAAAGATACCAACAAAGTTACCTTTTTCGTCTGTAGACAATTGTGATGGTGTTACACCATTCTTAATAGCTAAACTTACATTAAGTGAAACACCTTCAATTTGATACCTTGAATTTATTACACCATATGTATTACTTTGGCCTATAGAAATATCAACAGGTGTGTCCACTGTAATGACTTTTGTGGTTGAATTGTATGCCGTGATGTTAGCCGTATGTGTTTCCGATGCGGCCAATATAATGGTAGATTTGTTAGCAGCAGTAATCGCGGCTTGAACTTGTGCATTATATTGATTCATAGCATTATTATATACTTTCATTTTCCCTGCATCACCATCACCTTTTGATGGAGGAGAAGGAATATATTCAGCACCATATTGGTATGCATATGTAAATGTGCTTCTAATATAGATTTTTCCACCAAGATAATAGTTTGTATTAGCTGATGCATTACCATCCAACTGTAATTCTGTTGCACCTTGGTATAATTGTCCGCCATCAGGCAATGTTGTCATTGTACCGGCGTTACTGTAACCTAATCCAGGAGGTGCCAATGTACTCCAAACCACAAATCCATCTGGATCTGTGATAGTCATTGCAAAAGAACCTCTGTGGCCAGAAACTGCAACATCACCTGGTACTGCTGTGCCAGTAACTGCCCATCCAATGTTTGTATTGCCTGTTGCAGAAATTGTAGTAGTTCCTATATATGTTTTCTGATACACATTTGTTAAACTCGTTTGGCCTACCTCTTGATAACCAATAGATGTTGCAACCACAGTTGTTCCTGTAGTAGCAGATCCTCCGCCAATTTTAACATCCGCTGAATTGTCGGCTGCAATACGGAAAGTATATGTGCCAGTTTTAGTGAAATTAACAGGTAAGAAATATTGGAATGTTGTTACTGTTGCTGAAGCAGAACCCCACACACCATTTTGATTCAAAAAGGTTGAATATGTGCTTACTGCTGGAACTTTATAGAAGTTCTGTGATGTTGGAACAGTACTTGTTGTGAATCCACCACCAACACCAGAAACTGTGCCAGTTGTATGCATTTGATTCAATACGGAACCAGAAATTGTACCTGAAGCAGTTGATGAAACAAAATCACCTGATGAATTAAAATAGGCATTTGTTAAAGTTTGTGTGTTTGAAACAGTGCTTGGTACACCAACAAAAGTAGACATATACAATCTTACTTTTGTTGTACCAGTGTATTTCATGATACCTATAACACGGCCAATTGCATAAAATTTTTGTGTTGCTGATTGGTAAAAACCAACAATATCATTTTCTAAGAAAGTTCCAGTTGTAGATGCCAATTCAATGACATTTGGTTGTCTCATCCATTTATTGACACTTGTTCCATCAAACCACGCTTTGATTGGTGTATTAACCAACATACCTTTTGTACGCACAATAATTTCTTGTGGTCTAATGAAAGGCGACACAACATTATTTGTAACAACACCTTTATTTGTGGTCATTGCGGTGCCATTGGGAGATGCTGTCTGTTGATTACCTTGGTTGTTATATGATAGGTTATTAACAGTTGGTGTTACTCCAATTAAACTTTTTGTACCAGGAATTGATTGCCAATCACCAGCTGTTATTAAATTTATACCATTGGTAATCTGATTGTGTTGTAAATTAGGATCATTAGTTAAAATTGCAGGAGTTTCAATAGAATTACACCAGTTATCTACGGATGGTGTTAATGTTTGTACACCTTCATATATTACAACTGAGAATGGATTTGCACTTATAGTTGAACTTGCCAGTGGTTGTGTAATTACATTTGCTGATGTGTATGGCAATGTAAAGATGTTTGAATTTGTTCCTGCAAATGAATTAATTCTAACTCCATTTGTGTTTGCCAATGTACCAAGACTGGCCAAAACCCAAGGATTTTGTAATTGAAAATTGGTAACGCTGGTAATTGGAGTCAATTCTTTTGTTCTGATATTAATTTTGGCACTGTAATTTGGACTAAATGTTTCAGCAACACCAAAAGAACTGAAATCATCCACCAAAATACCATTCTTAAATCTATTCAAACCATTTGCGTCAGGAACTTGTAGTGCATTTGCATTTTGTTCCAATAAACTCAAACTGGTATAGTATTCAAGGTGGTTTATTCTTTCTTGTAAGCCGGTAATATCACTCTTTGCCCAACGTTTATGTGTTACTCTCTGAATTGAAAGATTGGTTACATATTTCTTGTATAACATCGCACCTTCACCTGGAACATATGTTGTATATGGATCAAGTGAAATATTGGCCAACAACAATGAACCTTTTGGTTCAACTGGAAATTCAGGGGCAACAGATGGAGTTCCTTCCACGAATTGGAAGTTACCGTCTTTTGTTAATATCAATTTATCTTTTCTACCCAAATAATATGAATATGCACTTGCAAAAGAAGATAAATCATTAGGTATCATTACACCGTGTGTTGTAGATCCTGATGCTCTGTAGTTCCAAATGTATGCTGTTTGTCCATTTTGTCTTGATGGTCTAAAGTCAATACAATCCCTTAGGACATATAAGTTTCCATTTTTGGCTGTATATGTTTCACTATAATCATTATCTGGATATGATGCCACACTAAAATAACCATCGCCGGCGGCATGTGAATAGTGGTTGTAAACTACCAAAATATTACCAGCTGGTTTTGCAACGCCTGGTTTCAATTTGATGGATGCATGGTCATAGAAGTTATCTCTTTGGCCATTATCAAGTACAAACCGATTACTTACATCAGTGTATCCAGATATATTTGTTGCACCATTAGAAATGGTTGTTGCTGAAGAACCAGTATCATAGATTGCTGTAATTGTTTTGACATCGGTTACATATAGTGAAAGTGCTGAGTAAGAAATGTTGGCCGCAGGAATATATGTTTGACCTGTAGCTACTTTAATATTTGTTTCAGTTACTGTTCCCAATGTACCGGCTGTTGTTAAAGAACCAGTAGTCACGGTTTTTGTTTTTAATACATCATTTGTGCTACCATCAACATACATATTTGCAATAATATTGACACCTGTTGTGCTACTTGTACCATAAGTTAAAGATGTAAGTATTGCAGCTGTTGATGAAGTAAGTGTTATATAATTTGAGTTATTGGAGAAATCTAATACATCTCCTTTGTTGTCAATCACAGTAAACAACTGTTTAAATTGTTCACCATATATTGGTACATTTAAAGAACCTTGGAATTGTGTTCCTGATGGTGCAGAAATTGATAATGTATTACTGCCGGCATTGAACCCTTGATTTGACCATCTAATTGTAGAATAATAAGTTGGGTTTGTTATTGTTGCAACATATGGATAACCAACTTGAAAAATCATTTCGGGGCCAGTTGTGTCCCACAAAACAGTATCGCCGGTTGTAATAGAATTTATTTTGCCTGCAACATTCACATTTGTGTTTGCTGTTAGTGCATATGACGAAGAACTCTTTTGTACAATAGATTCTACATCAGCTGTAGAAAAAAGTAAAGCAAAATTTGATGTTGTATCCGGTGTAATAGAGAATGCTTGACTTACAGTTGCAGTTCTTGTTGTACCATTCCAATCTGAAATGGTTCTGATTTGACCAACACCTGTACCAGATGTGATTGATATAGTTGCTTGGTAATATGCATCAGTTACGGTAGACCATTTTCCACCAGCGGATGGATAGAATGCAATAGTTGTTGATGTAGCAGTTGCTGCATTGCCTGTTAATGTTTGTGTATTAATATCATTAACATAAGTATGCCAGATATAATTTTTTGTATTAGTACTTGTAGAAGATTGATAGTCTAGATTTCTAATGAAACCACTACCAACTAATGTTGAATTATATGTAGATGTGTTTGTTGAAACAATATTTGCTGTTGTTACACAATGTAAATCAACTGCTGGCATTTTTGTTATATCAAATAAACCAGTCAATGAGTCTGTAACAAAATAACTACCGTAATCCATATACACAGAGTTGGTGTTCAAACTTTTTGTTGTTCTTGCACGGTTACCTGTTAATGTAATCTGAGATTGGTTTTCCACCCTGTACCCTTGTACATAAGCCAAACCTTTACCAATGGTTAAATCGTAGTAAGCATCATCTGTTCCGTTTTTACCGCCATGTTTCATTGGTGTCAAATTAAAATCATTAACGATGTAGTCACCGTTGGTTTCATAATCTCTCTTGGCAATGTAATCATTGATTTTGGAATAAACAGTATCATTTATTTGCTTGATGATTGAACCATTATCAATTCTAACCAATTCGATAAACTGGTCATCATTTCCAATATCTAATGGCAATGCTGTCAATGTTAATTCAACAACATAACGGTCTGCACCTGGTGACTGATAGTTTGTTGCACCAATGGCCGGGTCAAGTAATGAAGAATCATTGATGTAATCATAAATGGTTTCAGTAATATTGAGACCAACTCTATATGATGGTGTGTTACTATATTTACCTAAAATGATTGTTTGTGGCTGCACAGAAACAAAATTACCAATAGAATACTTACTGTATGTTCCATCATCGTTTTGTGTATTTGAATATGAATAACCATTCACCACATAGAAAACACCATCAGAAATGGATGCCACAGAAGAAAGACCCGTTGCGCCTGTTGTTAATAGTGTTGCGCTAACTGAATTGTCAGTTGTAAAGATTGCATTACCATTTGTAAATTGCACACCAGAAAGGTATGTAACCACCAATGTAGGAGGATCGCCTGCGGCCAAATCTGTACCTGTTGTTTCAGCAGTTGCTACAACCTTGGCAAGAATAGTACCTGTTGAATCTTGTATGATTTTATTTAAAAAATTACCAGCAACCAAATTAGTAGAGTTAACCAATTTTAAATAATAACAATTCAAATTGGTTGTAACTTTACCACCAGAAACTGGAGTGTTTTGTGAGAAGATGTTATCAGCAAACTTTGAAATTTGACTTTGCAAAATAGTTTGTGCTTGTGTCAACTCTCTGGCCTGAACCGCAAAACCAGGTTTAAAAAGAATACGATGAAAGTTCTTTGATGGATCAAAGTCATCATAGTAGGGGTCAACATTAAAATTTAAAGCCATTTTTATCCTTTTAGTAACCTAGAACAAATCTAAATTGTTCTATTCCGTCTGAACTTCTTTGCACACCTGTTCTATTTTCAATGAATGCTAGATATCCTGAATTTAACACAAAATTTGGGGTATTGTACGACAACAAAGTTCTTGCGGTGCCAGATACTTGACCATATAATGTTGCATTTGTCGCTATTGTACCTGATGTATTTAGAACTTTAACCACATTGGTTGAGGTATTAAAACTCAATACCAAACCAGAAAATGTAGTATTTGATGAACTTGATCCTTGATATATAAATTCATCGTTTGTATACACACCAAAACCAGGTGAAACAATGATGTTTGTTGTTGTACTGTATATAGAATCATCTGCCAGAGCTGGACTTAATTCAATAGTTGTTGGATTAAATATCAATCCTACTTGGTGATAATCCACATCAGTTGGAATAACACCGCCTTCCGAACCATTAAATTCAACTGTATACATTACATTAGAACATCCCAACTCAGTCAATGGGTCTGAACCATGGCCACCAACTGGCGACACTGTTGATTCAAAAATTGCACCATCACCTGAACTGGATACTGCGGTTATATTAACGAAAGTATAATTGGAACCTGGTGAAGTCACAACAACATTTTGAATTGTACCTGCGGCCACATTGGCAACGGCCGCAAAACCAGTTCCATCACCAGATGCAACGATTGTTACTGGTGCATTCGCTGTATCATATCCAGTACCACCATTGATTACATTTACAACATCTATGTTGCCGGTGCCGGCAGACCAAAGTAATGGGTTAGGTGTATAGTCTTTAACAGGTATTGGAAGCCAACTTGCGTCCATAAATTTTAATTTAGCACCAATATCTATTGTGTAGATATACTTCCATTGATAACCATCTGGTCCTGTGTATATATTATTTGTACCATAAGAACCAGGTTGGAAAAAAGGTTCATAGGTGGAAGCAATTTCGTTATTATTCCACAAACATTTGAAAACTTGGTCGTATTTGTTTCTCACATAATAATTGTAAGAATTGTTTCCGTTTACATCTTGTTCAGTAATATTAATATCATCACGGTAATAATCATAGATGATACCAGAAGTCCAATCAACTCTTTGAATTACTGGAGAAATTGAACCTGAATTTATATTTTTAACAGCAAAAATATTTTTAAAGATTTTCTTTATCTCTTTTGGTGTCTCTATTGGTACGACCGGCGCATTTTCATCTGGCCATGGGTCTACCTTGGCCAAGAAACAATAGATTGATGCAATAGGACTAGTAATTTTAGGTAGTATGACAGCGACAGGAGAGTAATATGCCTGTCTTATTTGTGCAACCTTTGCGGCCGAGGTGAGAATATTTTTATTTGCCATAGTGTTCTATTTATTAAGCGTGTACAACGGATACAAAAGTATTTGCAAGGTCACCACTAATATTAAAGTATTTTAAATGAGCACAACTTGTTGCTGGTATAGTAAATGTTGTGGAGTTTGTTGTTGAATTGAGTGCAGTTAAACCATGTGTCACAGTTCGATTGCTGCCTCCAATATTAACCAACCACAACTCGACACCTTTGCCAGAAAGAAAATTACTATGTGTGACTGTTAAATCTGCAACTAAGTTGGCCTTAATCATAGAGTCTGTTGCATAATTAATTGCAATTGTTGTTTGATTACCAGCTGGTACCCTTGTTGTGTATACAAACCCTTTTTGTGGTTCAACATTACCTGTAATTGTCAAATCACCAGCAAATGTACCTGTTGTATTTGCAAGCGCACCTTGCGCCAATGATGATGCCGTATTGGCTTGTCCATAAGCTGCCTGACCTATGATTGTTGCAACATTAGCCTGTACATAAGCAGCAGTACCAATGATTTCCGAATTGGCTCTACCGTAAGCTGATTGTGCAATGGTAGTTGCCGTATTAGCCTGTGTATAAGATGCTTGTGAAAACGCTATAGGGTTCGCTGCTGTATTTTGCATACTACCATCACCAAATTTAAGACCAACGCTGGTAGTTAAAACACCTTTAACGCTAACATTGGCCAATAAATTATAACCATCCCGAGTAATATAACCTCTTACATTATCACTCATGGTACCACCAACCATGAATACAATATTTGCGTGATGGGATGCGGTACCTATTATTAGGTTGCCTGAATATCCAATATCGGTTGGTCCATGTACATACAAATATCCGTCATAAGGTTTAAATGCAGAATAAGTTTCTTGGTCATTATAACTTTTACCATCAATACCCATGTCAATAAAACTATTAGCATTTGTTGAATCGCTGGTTGATGCCACATAATCTGTGGATCCAGATCCTGTAAAGTTTTGTAAATTAACTTGCAAGTAACCGCCAGAGTTTCCAGAAAATTGTGCAGCAACATTAGAATAAAGAACTGGATTTAATCCAACATTCAACACCTCGTTTGAATAAAGTCCCTGTGCCAGCGTATGACCAGTAAATTTACCAGTTACACCGGTTGGTATATCAACAGCAACAAACAAAGTGTTACTTGTATTTGCATTAAGTTGAGAAATTAAAGCTAATTCTGATATTTTTACCGTACTCATTTTTTACCCCAATAGGATGATGCTGCCATCTTCTGTTGTTAATAATTGTCCATTTTCTGTTGTCAATTGTGGAACATATTGTGTTCCCAAAGGTCCAAAGATAGTTACATTTGTTTGTGCAGAAAGAGTTCTGTTAACTGCCAACAATGTATTGCTTGTGGTTATGTTTGCATTTGAACTCAAGTAAATCTTGCCGCCGGCCCAATCAACTGATGTAACTGTTCTTGTATTGCTTGTATTGCTTCCAATTAGAATTCTATCACCAGCAAACACAATGTCCTTGATTGGATATGATGTGTTACTGTAATTTCCATTGTTAACTATGTCATAGTTCTTAGTTACTGATAGTATATTTATGACATTGGATGTGGTGTTTGCTGAAACATATGCAACATTTGCAAAGGTCAACCATGTATTTGTTTTAAGTGTGACTGTATTGGCCACAGAATTAATTGACTCTACTTCAGCATGTATGTTTGGACCATTTACTGGAACAATTTGAATGTAACTATTTCCGAATACAAAACTGGCCAAGTTGGCGCTGGCTAGGTTGTTAAATTTAATTATGTTGTTGCTTCTGTTGGTAAAATCAGTTACCATTGTAACAGAAGATGATGAGTAACCCGTATAATTTTCTAACAACTTACCTTGAGTAACCGCTTCAAAACCATGTAGAGTCACAGTATTATTTGAATTCATTGCAAATCTACCGATAACTTTCATACCGGTTGGATGTAGAAGGTTCAATAATACATCTCTGTATTTTGCAATTTCTTTTGTTACCGTTATTTTATATGTGTAATTATTATATACATCACTTTGCAATACATCAAATGAACTTGGTTGTCCTCTAGATGTTAAGTATTGTCCTTGACCAATTACCAAACCATCCAAGAATTTTGCTGTACCTTTTGCGTTGCCATCACCATATGTTATAATACCAGAATTGTTATAAGCTCTGGTATATGTTTTACTACCAGCAACATATGTTGATACATTACCTGGATAAGGAACGGACGAACCTGCGGGAATCATATGAATATTTTTATTGTCAATATTCAATTTAATTGATGTATTTGGTGTAGAATTATAATTGAATACTCTTAGATTATAATTACTTAAATCTGGATTATTATCAATAGTTAATCGTTTAACTGAATCTACAATGGCCAAATATGATGCTGCATTTGTATTTGCACCTTGATAGACAACATCATCTTTTTGTGGCAAGTTACCAATAGAAACATTTGCAACAAGAATGTCCTGTACTTTAAATGAAACATTAGGTGTTGCAATATAATCTTCACCTGGTTCAAGTAGATTGATTGTGGTAATAGAACCTGCACGGTCAACTGAAACGGAGAATGCTGCATCTTCACCTAATATTCCTGTCACTTGTAGACTTGCATTGGCTCCATTCGCAGAAGTCACCGACAATGTTGGCAACCCTGTTTTTTTGTATCCCATTCCACCTACTGGAAAATTCAATGATGGATTGGCCACATACGATACGGATGTAATTACACCATTTGCACTGACATTAATTACATTGGCTGATGCACCTACTCCCATACCACCTGTGAAAACAATCTTATCATTTGCTATGTATCCAGTACCACCACTTACTATTTTTATCGGTGCCAAGATTCCAAGATTTGCTAAGTCAGCAACACCATAAGCTTCTGTGGTATAAAGTGATTTTGCCAGCAACACAGGCGTTTCTGTTATACCGCCACCACCATTATCTATAGATACAGAAGCTATTGGGTATGTTGAAAAGGATAAAAAAGTAAACGCATTGGCAAGTGTTGTGTTTGCATTGGCAGTATTTGCAAAATTATAATTATTGTTACCAATTGTTATAAATCGTTTGAGTTCAATACTGTTGATTGGAATAGAAACATTAGCTATACCCAATGGATCATAACCACCTTGATTGTATGTGGGTATCGTTATTATTGCACCAGGCGCTTTTGTAACGGTGATGATACTGTCTAAACTATAACCATATCCACCAGTAACCACGTTTGCACTTGTTATAGAACCAGCGGTTGTCGTTGCAATTTGTCCTTTAGCACCAACACCATCAGCGTATTGTAAACCACCATCAACAATAACTGGGTCGCCTGGTTGGTACAACAAACCCCTATTCTTTGCGTCAATATTCAATTGACTAATTTGTCCTACAACTTTACCCCGTAGTGGATAACCATTGTATAAAATTGTTTGATTGTTGTTATCAACTACACGGATGTATTCACCAGACTGAAACAACCTTCCAATATTTGAAATGAAGATTTCAATTTTTGTTCCAGCTAGAACTGTATTCTCTACAGCCGCAATAGACTTTGTAGTCTCACCAAATACTCTAAGGTTTTGAATTGTTAAAAAATTTGGATCAATAATACCGCCAGCAACAAACAATGTAGCATCATTTGTATCTATGTTACCTACAGGATTTTGATTGTGTAGGTAAGTTAATGTTGTTGGTGAAGGTATCGTACTGACTGTATACTTACCATTAGGTGGATATCTGTTGGTTTTTAATCCAGAAACAGTTATTGTGCCGTTGGCTGATAAGTTGTGTGGGAAAAATGTTTCAAGTGTAATAATATTATTAGAATGTTCAGCTGATTTGATGAACACTACACCACCAGCAACCTTCAAACTCTTTGTAACATACCACTCACCAGAAGATGCTTTAAGTACCGCATCTTTAGTATAGAAAACATCAAAATCAGAATTGAAAAGTATTCTAAACAGTAATTGATAAGATGCAGGTGTACCTTTTGAATGGTATAATTGTTTTGCAACCTTAACTGTTTCTTGTTTGCTTAATAAAGTATCTTTTGGAAAATTAGGAAGAAAATCATTGACAAAATAATCTAAAAATTCATCTGTTGTTGTGTCAATATCTTTATACGATAGAAGATTTTTGGACCTGTTTGTTACTTGCCCTTCTTGTTCCATCCACTCATAATATGCCTTTAAGAATAAAGAAAAATTTGCATAGTCAGGGTTATCCCGAACGAATTCGGGAAGTTGTGACGAAATTAAAAGAGAAGTTTTATTATTACTTGAACTCATGTTGTCTTAGCTATAACATTAACAATAATAGCATTAGGATCATAAGGATCAATTGTAATGATTCTATTATATGAAGATGACATGATTGTTGTTGTAGGATTTGCAGTTATTGTTAATTGACCCAAATCATTATCAATTGCAACAGGACTAAATGAATTCAGTTCAATAATACCATTAACATAATCAATTGTACCTGCATTGGTATTCAAAATAGTTTTTACAAACTGTGTATTATTATAGAAAGTTCTTAGTGTACCATACTGACCTTGCAATGTAACAGTGGCTGCACCAAGTTTACCTGTTGTGTCGCCGGCCGCAGGTGCAATTGCAACAATTGCACTTGTGTAATTATTGCCCGATGCAGTGACTGTAATTGCTTTGATTGTTCCGTCTGTGTTGATTGTGGCCACGGCCGTTGCGCCGGAACCATCACCTGATATTGTAACTGATGGTGTGTACTGATAACCAAAACCTTTATTCAAAAGAGAAATAGATTCTGCACCACCTGTTGCTGACGGAACTTCTTCAACAAAAACACCAGGAACTATGATTGCTGGATTTTCTAAACTTCTAAATTGTAATGAAGGTGAACTGTTAACACCACTTAAAAACATTCCTTTTTGTAGTGGCACACCATAATATAATTTATAATCGGTAGGTCTTGATAAAATTGAATAGATTTTTTTCTGTAACTGAATAGAAATTTCATTCGTGATAATAGAATTATCAACCGAACTGATTGCGTTATTAAAAAGATAAGAAGAAAGTGTTGAGTTAAAAGTATTCAGTGAAGATTCCGCAGCATTAAAAATTGCTGTTCTTACACTTTGACTTATTTGATTTGCTGTTAATGTTGTTTTCTTTGGATCATAATAAACATTGGCATTAACTTTAATGTATGTATAATCAGGATCAACAATTGTAGGTTGAATTGTCATAATAGATATAGGTTTGATAACATCTTCAATCAACCTATTCTTTTGTGTCAATGTTAGATTATAACCACCAGATGGTTTCAAAGCTACAAATATTTGTCCGTATACTGGCGGAACATTTTCTTCTCCACCCCAAACATTAACCGCATCAAAAGAATAACCTAAAGTATTTTGTTGAATTGCTGTAATGTAATCCTCTTTGGTAACTGCACGCTTTTGCGCTGAGTAATTTTTTGGTGCTTGGAATTTAATTGAGGCAATACTTTCTTTGGCATAACCCTGTGATGTTTCTGAAACAGGATCAACTCTCGCATCAGCATATCCGGATACAGTATCCATTAAAACAAAACTGTTTGCTTTCTCAGCTGCTGTGCCGGCAGTTACAATATATGTTAATTGTACAATATTACCGTCTTTTAATTTTTTACCGAGTACACCCGTACCAAAATATATTTCATAATTACCGTTCAATCCTTCTTGTAGGAAATAAACAAGAGAACTGCCATTTAAACTTGCATAATTAGATGCTTCAGTATAAATTTGATAAGAACTATTTGAAGAAGAATCGTTTACTTTAACTTCCAATGTGGAGGTATCTACATTAGTGTCTGTTATTTTAAAGGTATAATTAGGATTAGTTGTTGAATCTACCAAATATGAATATGTTGCTGGTGTACCTTGTTTAATGGTAACATTAGTAAAGAATGCTTCTTGATTGTTTACTGGAACTGTAACTGAATCTACTGTTGTGAATGTATAATGTATTCCATCAACAGCTTCTGATAGAAAATTTGTATATTTTGGCATATTCAAGAATTGTTCATTAGGATTATACACCGTCACTGACAAATTTATCACAGCCTGTGGTGCCACTGCTGACTTTGGTGTGTATCCCAATAATTTTGCTTGTGAAACCACTGAATTTCTGACCAATGCAGTGTCCAAGAACATTTCATTGGCAACCATATTCAAGTAATATGCATTATATTGCGTGTTATATGCCAAAACATCTAAAAGAATGTTTAATGCAGAACCATCATAGTTGTAATCTTTTAGAGTGTCTTGAGATTGTAAATAGGTTTTTAGATTGTTCTTTATTGTGGTAAAGTCCAAGTCTGTTATTTTAATATTTGAATTAGCACCAGCCATTTTATCTATTTCTCTCTAAAAGGAGTGTTACTGTTGTTGGTATTGTTGCATTTTCCAAGAAAAAACTTAAATAAAGATTATATGCATTTTTATCTGGTAACGGTGTGACTATTATTTCATTTAAAGAAGCTCTTGGTTCATAATTTTGTATAATTGTTTTTATTTCACGCTTCAGAGATTCAGCCGTCATTGGTGTCATCAATTCAAACAACAAAGTATTAAGATTTGAACCTAAATCGGGGTTCCATAGTCTTTCATAGTGATTTGTCAACAATAAGTTTCTTATAGAGCGTATAACCGCCTGTGCATCATAACTCAGCGCAACATCACTCGACACCGGTTTTTTGGTGAACGAGAAGTCTATGTCTGAGTATATTTTTTGTAAGGTTGCCATTCTTTATTTATGTCTAAAAGTAAAACGCTTTTTTGGAATTTCGAAGCTGTGGGAGAAAATTCTTAGGCCGGAACGCAAAAATTCGAATTTTAGGTATTTGCATTCAACCTTTCAAGCAATTTAGGTGATCCTATCACTTCTTGTATTAACTGATTTTCTGATTGTCCGGCCCCATTAAATTGGGTAGCTACAGAATAATCAGCAAAAACAGCAGCACAATTCTGATAAAAAGAGGTATCACTTGTTCTACATCTATACATTGTGCTATAAATTTTAGCCATATTACTGTCTAAACTTTGAGCATCTGTTAGGCTTATGGATGAGTTGTTTCCAGTCAAACTATTAGTCAGTGTGGTCAATAAAGGGGTTGTATTTGCAATCAATGAATTTAATGTGTTTGCTGTATAAAGGCTAGTAAAACAACCCATAATAGGTGAATTATTTTGCACTCCATCAGATTGGTAAGAAATATATGACATCATTTTACCATATCCTATCGCTAATTGATAGTGTGGTGTAGTAGTATCTGTTCCCATACTAACCATATTGGATAAACGATTGGTAATATAGGTAAAGTTATCACATTCTGAAATGATACTTAATGCGGTATTAGAATAACTAATAAGTATTGCAGTATTTTTTGTATTT